CCCGCAGTCCAGCCTCGCCCGCGGTCTGGAATTCGCTAAAGCGCTCGATCTGCCGCAGTGCCGAATACGTCGCCGCATCCACCACTAGAAATTTCGGCTCCGATGACGGTACCTTCGCCGAAAATAGCGAGCTCTCCGCCTGGTCTATCGCCGCCTCGATCAGCGGCGTTCCCGGCGTGCCTACCGGTGTGTTCGCCGTGAACCCTGCGAATAGGTTCAGCAGGCTCGTCTCGATGCTCTCCGCGATCGCCACCACCGCCGGCTGCATATATACCTGCAGTAAGTCCGGAACCGCCAATACCTTGGTCACATCCGGTATCTGAAAGGTCGCTTCCGCGTGTGTGTTCAGTACGATCTGCGCATTGCCCAGATTGGGATTCTGCGTCTGTACTGTCCCGCCCTCCGCTATGTTGTTGGCTACCAGAACCGGAGGAATCGGTATGTTCACTGTATCCCCCGCCTGCGCCAAGACAGGTTCGTAATCGCGATTCACCAGGTTGCCCATCACCAGGTTCCCGACCAAGGCCGGCAGCGCGTCTGCTGCCACCAGCTTCACGATCGCGCTGGCCACATTTGCCGACGTAATAATCGCCATCTATTCTCCTAAGTTGTTAAAATCGGGCATCTCTGCCCGTCTTGCCAATGTCGCTTGCCGTGCCAACTTCCCTACGCCCCGCGCAAGTTCTGCGAAGCCACCCGCAAAATCTCTCTCCGCACCCTTTCCATTTGTTCGGAGCTCATCCCCGGCCGGATGGCCTCGATATCCACGCTCTCCATGCTCTCCCGAGGCGCTTTGTGCGCCGTCGTGATCCCCGAACCTCCAGGTATCCGCGCCGGCAGAAACTCCGGATTCTCGCTCACGAAGTTGCTCAAGTACTCTTTCAGCGGCATCTCGCCGTCGTCGCCGCGCGCCAGCAGCCGGCCGTCCTCCGAACGGAACACTCCGTCGTGCACCGCCCGGTATGCCAGGTCCACCTTCGCCACCCCCAGGCGCTGCAGTTCCGCCCGTATAGTCGAACCTCGCTCAGCCTGTTCCGCCGCCATCCGGCTACGCTTGCTTTCTTCTTCCACTTCGTTCAGCCGCCGCTCCAGTTGTTCCCGGCGCTTGCGTTCTTCCACCAGTTCCGTCCTGTAGGCCGGCTCGCTCTTGGCCTGCTGCTCTTGCAGGAATTCCTGCACTGCCTGCTTTACAATGGCCTGCACGTCTGTCTCTTCCATAACCGTCCTCTTTCTCTGCCATCACACACCCACTTGCAGCCTGTTCCCTCAGGTATGTCTTGAATCGCTGCCGTGGCGCAGGCACTCCTGCCTGCCGCGCCGGCACTCTTGCCGGCGCTCCCCCTACTCCTGCGCGTCAATCTCCTGCGCAATCTGCGTCTTAATTTCCTGCCGCACGTCCGCCAGAAACTTGAATGCCAGCTTCTTGAATATCTGCTTCTTCAGCGTCTCCGATTCAATCCCCAAACTCAGCAGCTTCCCCGCATCGTCTAACTCACTGCTGAAGTCCGCGATGTCGAACTCGTCCAGCCCCGAAACGTCGATCGCGATATTGTCCTGCCGCGCCGCCGCGATCGCCCGCAACACCTGCTTCATCGCCTCCTTCACCGCCGTGCCATACGCCCGCAACACCTCTTGCGTAATGCTGAAGTCCCTTTGCTTGCTGGCGCCTGACTGGTGCTGGCTCGGCGAGTCCGATCCCGCCGCGTGCGTAATCAGATAACAAACTCGGTATATTTCGTCCTTAAGCTGGTTCAGATTGTCGGCTGCTATCTGGTAGACTTTTCCTTCCGGCTCCGCCCACCCAAACTTGTCTCCCGGCGCAAGTTGGATGAAATAGGATTCACCCACAATCTGGTTCCACTCTCGCTCCGAATAAATAACCGGCGAAGCGAATAAGCCCATCGTCAAAGCCCACGAAAGCGCGTTCGATTTGTTGAAGTGCTCCACTTGCAGCAGCGCAGCCTTGTTCATCAGCCACAATCCCTCAGTCACCTGCAGAGGAAATACCGGTACCCGGTTCTGCCCCGCCAGCCCGTGGACTCCTTCGTCCACCAGCCGCACTTCCTTGTCTTTCATTTGCTGATAAACTTGATAGTTCCGGCGGTCGTAGTATATCCACCGCGTCTCCCGCGTCCATTCGCTCTCCGTTACTTTTGTCTTCCTGAGTGACGAAGTCCGGATCACTACCCACTCCAGCCCCCCCCGGTCGTCATAACTCCAGTTGATAAGTTCCTCCGGCGAGTAATCCACCAGATACGCCCGCGAGCGGCCTTGTGCGTCCTCTTCTGCCCGGTTATTCACCGATACCGGCGACCGCGGAAAGTCCACTACGATGTAACTCCGCCCCTGCACCAGCGTCTGCACGATCCGTTGACGGAAAAATTCCGCCAGCGATGTTCCCTTAAGGTCGCAATCCTCCGCAAATAGGTTATAGAAGCTCTTGGCCGCATCGTCGCTGCCGTCGAATAGCAAAGCCGCTTCCCGCCGCATCAGCGTCGCCGCATACCAGTCGATGATCGAGCCAATATAGTTTTCGTAAAATACCCGGCATAACCGCTCGGCGTAGATATCGTTCGGCTCCTTGTGGCGCCTGATCAGATACTCGAAGGCATTCTCCCGCATCTGTTCGCCCCCGGCGTATAGGTCCCGGTATTTCTTCCACATCGCCTTCTTCGCGTGATACTCGGGATGCTCCCGGTCGATGTTTACCATTCCGTCCTCATAGCAGCCGCTCCTGGTGCTCGCCTATTCCCGGCTGCGGTCTGCATTCCTGCCACAGCAGGTAACCGAGCGCGTCCGAAAGATGTGTCCTGCGGCGATCCTTCTCCTTGTCGATTGCATTGCTGTCCGCTTTGTACGACACTTGCTCGAAGTCTTTTATCAGCTCTTTGCACTTGGGGTCTGCCAGCATCCCGATCTCGCCGCTTGCCGACCGCAGCTTGGCATTCGTCAGCATCACCCGCTCCCGCACGCTCGGGTTCGCCCGGGGCACCTTGTAAATCACCTTTCCCCCGTAGTGCACCCGGAAGTGTTCCCGCACGGTTTGGTAGTCCGATGTCCCCGTGCTGTGTTGGCTGTTCCCCGAAGCGTCGCCGTAGATCACCACCCCGCTTGCATGATTCGGAAACCGCTTCCTGAATTCCTCACAAGCTTCCTCCGTGCTCGCGTGCCGCAGTGAGATTTCGTCCAGCAGCAGCACCATGCGCCCCTCCATCTGCGATACCACCGACGACATCGGGTCTACGTTGAAGTCGAGCGCCCAAAGCAGCGGGAGTCTTGGATTCACCTGCAGGCTCTTCACATGTTCCCGCCGGTCGAAGCTGCTATAGACCAGGCCGCCTTGCAGGCTCAGGTACTGTCCCAGTGCCTCCTGCTGATAAAAGGTCTCGTCGTAGCTGTCCTTCAGCCTCTCGTAAAAATCTGGAACCTTCTCCAGCAGAAACCGGTTTTCATTAGGCTTCGCGATCACCGCGCTGTATCCTGGAACCGGATCGGCGATGAATTTCCGGTATACCCAGTCATAACCCTTCGGCGTCCACGCCGCGAAGCCGCAAAGCTTCTCCGCGCCCGGATCGCGCAGCCGCCCCTCCAGCCTCAACCATGCCCCCTCCGGTGTATAAGTCAGCTCGTCCAGTCCGAACCATGCCAGATTAGTGCCGCGCAGCCGGTCAAAGTCGTCCACCGGACGGAAGATGATTCGCGACTGGTTTTTCCCTAGCGTCAGCATGTTCTCGGCCTTGTTATATTGGTACGCAAGCCCGTACTTCTGCAGCAGCTCGAATAGCGCCGTCTGCGTCGCGTCGCGTAACATTGGATAAGTCGGCGCGCCTACTAGCCCCAATCGGCCCGGGTTGTCGAAAGACATACTAATCGCTTCATAGCAAAGCGCGTAGCTTTTTCCCGAAGCAATCGGCCCTGAGAAACCCTTGAACCGCGACATGCACTGGTGAAACACTTCTTGCGATGGAAGGCCCCTGAAACTTGGTCCTAAGTCGTTCCATCCCTCGAATCCGATTCTACCCATCGCACCCTTATCCCGGTCGCTGGCGGCGCTGCATCGCCTGTCCCCAACAACGTGTTGATTGCCCCCATGGCTTTCCCGGCGTTGCCCCCTCTGTGTCGCCGCTTCTCTGTCATCGCAGACTCTCTTCTCGATCTGAGACTAACATCCGCAGTCGCACGCCAGGCCGGGCAAACAAAGGTAAGTGATAGATGGTGAACGCTTAGAATTTATTTTTGGATGTGTGACCGTA